CATAATGACGATAATCGAACCGCCAGGGGCAAGCCTGGTTCGGACGACGGACCGATACCAGTTCCAGTTCCGACGCCGGTAAACGTCGGAAAGGGCTTCCTGGTCGTTTTTAATCGGGTCGTCAATGATAATCAGGTCGAAGCCCCGACCCGTGAAGGGACCGCCGACGCCCGCCGTGAACATTCCGCCGCCGTACCCGCGAAGGTTCCAGCGGCCCTTTGCCTTCGTGTCCTGGCGAAGCTGAAGGCCCAATTCGTCGGCGTTGTCGTTGATTGTGTCCTTCGCCTTGCCGCCCCATTCCGAAGCGTATTGCGCTTCGTACGACGCCAGGCCGACCTTCTTCCAGGGGTACCGCTTCAGGAACCAAACGGGCGTATAATGGGAAACCAGTTCGGACTTGCCATGTTGGGGCGGGATAGTGATTACCAGGAACAAGGGTCGGACGGCGACTTCGGCGATATGGTCGGACAAATAGTCAATATGACGGGGCCGCGTATATGCCCCGCGGGAAAGGTGCGCGCCGACCGTCGCGGGCGACCTGGTCCAGTTCCGAAGGTCTTCCGCCTGGCGGATATTAACCGCGGTCGCGGCGTCTTTGAGTAAATACGGATTCCTTGTTATCATGTTCGATTTACCTGGTCGGCGGGGTCGGCGGCTTCTGCCGCTGGCCGAACCAAAAGGCCGTAATCGCCGTGACCAGGATTAGAAACGAAGTCACGACGTCCTTCGCCATATCCAGGTCGGCGAACTTGACGACCAGGAAGACCAGGATACCGACCAGGGCCAGGATAACCAGGAAGGTCGTAATCGGTCGGACCAGTCCGCGGATAGTTTCAATCATGGTTCATTCCCCCTTTCATTGTGATTTCGATATAATCCCCCAGGGCTTCGGGGTTCGCTTCAACCTGGTAATCGGGAACGGGAATCACTTCAACCGTTATCCCGACTTGTGCGCCCTTGATTGCCCGTTGAACCTTTTCGGCCGTCGCCCTGGTTACGAAATAGCGGTACCTGGGCGGGTCCGAATACTCCAATTCCCCTTCGACCACTATCGGGGCCGTAGTGCTAACCTGGGGCGTGTGAAGGCCGTTCCCTGTGCCTTCGATATTGCCGCCGATTTGAATGACTTCCGAACGTGCCTGGTCAGGACAACGCCTGTGTACGCGGACAGTCCGTTTACCAGGCTTCCGAACGACCTTGATATTCCCTTTCGTCAGCGGTCCCCCGCAATACTTACAGTTTCCCATTTCGCGCTTCCTTCCATGCCTTGAACGGTATTCGTTTATAAGGTCCCAGGACGGACCAAAGGAAAACGAATCCGACCCATTTTATCCAGGTCAACATTCATTCGGTCCCCTCGAATCGAATAGCTTCCGAAAACGTTCAACCAGGACCTTCATTTCGTCGTTCGTTTGGGCAACCTCGAAGATAACGTCCTTGAACCCGACAAGGTGAACGCAAAGAAGGGCCGGTTCCCTTTGATGTACCGTCGGGCTTTCGTTCGCTTCCGATACCTGGAAGCCGATTACTTGGGACCCGGACAACGCCCATGTCCCCCCTTGAATTCATTATGATTCTGTTCATTTGATTTCCCCCATTTCGGCCAGCTTTTCCACGATTTCAGCAATCACGTTGTCGTCGCCTTCCATGACGATAACCACGGGCGGCCAGCGTTTTGTTTCGGGTATAGGCGGCCCGTAATCCTTTTCGGTCTTCGTGAACTCAAAACGTACCTTCATTCGTTCGGCCCCCTTGCGGCGGGAAGTTCCTTCGTGGTCTTCCCGTAGTATGTAAGAAGTACCTGGTCCCCCCGCTGAATGAATTCCGATTCCCGCTTTTTGACCAGTTCGGGCGGGTCGTTTGTAATCACGTTCACGGCCAGGAAGACGGCGAACATATCCTTGACCAGGGGCGGAAGGACTTCGATAATGACTTCCGCCTTCGACGTGGCAAGCCCCCGCGCCAGGCGTTCGCCGTACTGGTAAGATTGCGCCAGCTTGCCGATTGTTTGAAAGTCCATGTCCAGGGTCGGTCCCAGTCCCACCTTGACCTTGTCTTCAATGGCCTTCTTCCAATGCTTAATCCCCGCCGTGACCAGGGCCCCTATATCCTGGAACGTTTGGGCGTGTTCGGCGTTCATTCGGTCAACCTGGTCCTGGACGTCCTGGAAGTCCGCGCTTTCATGGCGGGCCAACCTTTCCAGGATTCGGCTTTGCCAGTTGTATTCGGACGAATACCTTTCCAGGGTCTTCAGGGATATTTCCGCCCCAACGCCACGGACAAGGCCCCACAATCGCTTCAAGGAACGACTGACCCCCATTTGTTCGTAAACCAGGAAGAAGTATTCCTGGCGTTCGTCGGCCCGAAGCGCGTTCCAGGGGCGGACCTTCTTCTTATGGGACTTCTTCGCCGGTTGATTCATGCGTACCCCCCAGGTTCGCCCATAAGCGGTCCGCGTTTACCCTTGACGGCCGCCCGACAATGCTTACAGATAACGGCCTTCTTCACGGCTTCCGCCCAATCCAGGGCCGCGTCCAGGGCTTCCTTTGCCGCTGGTCCGTTCAACCCCTGGGCTTCGCCGATTCGTTCGATTGTTTCCACGTCAACGGATACCCAATCGCAAAGGCGAATTGGGTATCCGTACGGTTGTCGGTAGATATGGGCCCGATTCCTCTTCTGACCGCCCTGGCGGCCGATAATGTCGCCGCCCGCCTTCGGCCGCTGTGCTTCCGCGACCGCCGCCTTTGCTTCCTGGTCGGATACGCTGGTCGGCGTGGAATGAAGCTTCGGTTTCCTTCTGAATAACCGTGTAAACCAGTTCATTGTGTCTTTCCCCCTTTCGCGGCTTCGGCCGCCAATTCCATTTCAAGCGTTCGCATTGATACGCCAGGCTTCGGAACATAGATTAGCGGCTTCCCGTCTTTGCCGCCGACGGCTTCCGGTTCCCCCGTCTTCAGGTGATTCATAATGAAGATTACGTCGGCGATTAGCTTTCTGTGTACGTCGCAAGCGTTCGGTTGCCCTTCTTCCTGGAAGAACGTATGTCCGCAACCAGGGAAGCCGCATTTGCCCCGCGGCCGGTACTTCTTCGCCAGGTTCGCCATTTGTCGGCGTTGCTTCCGATTCATTTCGGGCGACCCTGGTCCGTTGTCACTCATGGCAAAGCCCCCTTCCTTTCAAAGACGTGCCAAACGACGGGCCCCGTTTGAACGGTCCCGATATAGTCCAGGTCCGCGGGGTCTTCTTCAATCGGCTTCCCCGTCCCGTAGATTCTGAACATTCGGCGAACCTTCCGACTTTCGTCCGTGTTACTCATAGCCCAAAGGCAAACGGTTTCCGACATCTGGCGAAAAGCGGGGATTCCCTGTGGTCCAGCAAAGACTTCCCTAACGACCTGGGGCTGGACCGCCAGGATTCGGGAACCCTGAGGCATTTCGATTTCACGAAGCGCGCCAGTATCCAGTTTCGGTAATTCGTACTTCAGAATCGTAATCATTCTAGCCCCTCACGAATTCGTTCGGATTTTCTATGGTCTATCGCCCAACTGTGAGCATTGCCTATCTTGCTATAGTTGCGGTGCCAGTGTTGGCATAGCTGACACCAATAGCCCGACTTTTGGTTTTTCATTTTTTGACCTTCTTTCCCTGGCCGTCACGCTTCCACGGGAAGCCCCCCAGGACGTCGCGCTTGCGGACCAGCGGAATCGCGCCAGGTACCCCGCGGCAAACAGGGCAAACGGGAACGTCGTTGGACCAGTCCTTTTCGACCCCGTCCACGACTTCCATTCGGGCCATGCCTTGTCCGCATTGTGAACAAACGATAATATCCATGTTTCGATTCCCCCTTTCGGTTACTTGATAAGGACCCCCTTCTGTATCCCTTCAGGGCGGCCGATATGCCGCGCCGGGTCCTTTTTGATATAGTAATTCGCCCCCAGGCGGTCCAGAAGCTTGACGGCGTCCTGGGCGAACTTCGGCCAGTCAATCCCCCTGACCTGGTCCTGGAATTCCCGCGGAAGCTTATTCGTATAATTCAGGATCCCGACCTTGAAGATGTCAACGAATTTGGCCGTCGCTTCAATCAGGGCCAGCGATTCCGCGGGGTCAATGACTGGTTCCAGGGATACCCAGGTCATAATCCCGCGTTCGTGCGCGTCGTCCAGGGACTTCATTCGGTCAATCGGAAGGGCCGCCCCTGGTTCCCAGGTCCGCGACCGCTTCGGGTCCATGAAGGTCAAGGTCACGCCGAAAAGGTCGGCGTTCGTCAGAAGGTCGAAGTCCCTGGTCGCGCGGAATCCCCCCTTCGTCAGTATCGCCACGGACAACACTTCAGCTTGTAATATCTGAATGGCCCGCCTGGTAATCTTCAGTTCTTCTTCCAGGGGTTGATACGGGTCCGTCACGAACGATAATAGAATATGGCGGGCTTCGCTTCCTGGAAGGCGGGCGGCGTCCTTTTGAAGTTGGCGAAGGACCCCGTCGCGGGCCCGCGCTTTCCCGAAGAATTCCTTCGGGTCCTTATGGGTCACGTCCGCCCCGTAGCAATAAACGCAAGCGTGGTCGCAACCCGTGTATAAATTGGCCGCCAGTTCGAAGTATTCACGGGCGCGGCCGCTGGTTTCGTAGATTACTTTCATTGACTTTGTCCCCCTTTCAATATGCGTTCAAGTTCCGCCTGGGCCTGGTCCGCCCGTCCGACGGCTTCTTCCAGGGTCAGGACCCGAACCTTTTTGACGATAACGTCGGCCTTGTTCCAGCGGGCTTTCCAGCGGGCTTTCCGGCAAGCTTCGTCCAGGTCGTACGCTTCAACCACGGCCCCCCCCGCTGGCCTTCTTATGTCCTAGCCAAAAGATACAGATTCGCTTTTCCATGTTATCGCCCCTTCCCCGACCGCGATTGATAACAAGCTTCGTGATAATAAGCGGTCGTTGGGTATGATTCCCCGCAATTCGATACACGGACCGTCGCCTTGATTGCGCGATCGCCGACGCGAATGGTCTTGTCCGCCTGGCGGCATTTGTGGCAAGGGTGTTCGGCGGTCGCTGTGATTAGTAAAGCGTTCAATTCGACCCCCCAACCGCCAGGGCTTCCAGGAAGCGAAGCCCGCCGTGGTAAACCCCGATTGCGATTGCGTCGTACTCATGGTCGGTCAGGTCGTCAGGGATCGCGGGAAAGCGGTACCGGATATTGTTCTTCGTGATTTCCTTCGGCGCGGCAACGGCCCCGACGACGGCGTTCTTCCAGGTCGCGGGATTATAAGCGGCCAGGGGAAGATTAACCCCCTTCGCCCATTCCTGGATTGACCGGAAGACTATCTGAAGACCGGCGATATTCCGGTTCCGGTTCTTCCCATGCCAGGCGAACTTCACGTCTTCGATTGCGACTTCCTGGGCGCCATATTGCGACACGCGCCGCGACAATTCGCCGATAATGAAAGGAAAGCGTTCGGCATACGGAATCTTCCTGGTATCAACCTTTCCCCAGGCGACAAGGCCCTGGTCCTGGAACACGGCCCAACCCGTGAACGTCGTCGAAGGGTCAATCGCAATGAACCTTGTCATTTCGCCTTCCCCTTCCCGCGCCAGCTTTCGCCGGTTATCACGGCCGACCGGCCGTCCTTCACGCGGTCCAGAATCCGTTCGCTGAAGTCCAGCTTGTTCGCCGTCATTATCAGCGGCAAGGCTTCGCGGTATCGGTAATCAACCAGGGCGTCCAGTTGGGCGTTCCGCCAGTTCGTCGGGTTATGCGCCCCCAGGTCGTCCAGGATAAGAAGGTCGCAAGTCTTCACGCGGGCCCAAAGCCGCGCGTACGCCTTCCCGTCTTCCAGGTTGCTTTGAAGGTCGTTCAATAGGTCTTCGACCTGGTTATAATAGACGGTATATCCGTCTTCCAGATAGTCCCAGGCGGCGGCGAATGCCAGGTGTGACTTGCCCGTCCCTGGGACGCCAACCAGTAGGATCAGCGGCGGACTGACCTTTCCCGCCAGGAAGTCGCGGACCGCGGCCAGGGCTTTCGCGTTATCGGCGGTTTCCTGGAAGTTGGCCAGGCGGCGTTCCTTGCGGGTCCAGGGCGGAACCCCCGACCTGGCCAGGTTACTTGATAGTCGGTTTTGGTATAGCATTTCGCGGCGCTTATCTTCGGTCATCATTTGTTCAACCCCTTCTTTTCGGCCGCGGCGACCAGGTCCTTTTCGGTCGGAAGGAAGCTTGCCTGACGTGGGCGTTCAAGCTTCCCCATGTCTTCGTTGACCCATACCATTGACACGAATTCGCCCCTGGCGCGGACCTTATTCTTCCACGCGGCTAGTATTTCGTCTTCACTATAACCACGCGCCTTCATTCGGTCAATCGCCCGCGCTTCCTTCCCGTAATTCGGAATCGGGTCTTTGTCCGTCTTTTCAGGGTACCCGAATTCCTTCTGAATAGCCGCGAATATAGGGCGGGAATGTAGCTTTGGGGCGCGCTTCTTTTTTGAAGAAGAAGGTACCTCTTCTTCAGGGGTATTCTTTAAGGGGTATTCTTTAGGGTTCTTCTTTGTCACTCGTCGGCGGGTACCGATTGCGGTTCCTTTCGATACCGATTGCGGTATCCGTTTGACATTGTTATCGGTTCCGTTGGATACCGATTGCCTGTATTTACGTTCATTTTCGGACCAAATGTTCAACAAATGGATAATGTGTCGCGGGTGTCCTTCGAACGCTTCCAGTTTTACTTCAATAATCTTCGCTTCGATAAGTTCCCGCTTTGCCTTGACGACTGTCTTTGGACTGAATTGGCAATGTTTGGCCAGTTGGTCTTGTGTCTTCCAGCAGAGCCCGTCTTCGCCAGCGACCCTTTTCAAGTGAAGGTATAGTGTCTTCGCCTGGGCGGAAATGCCGCTATCGTCAACTAAATGTGGAATCATTGAAAAGAAGTTGACGGGGGCATTGTCGGTAATGCCGTGGTTATCTTCCATATAACCGCGCCCCCTTCCTGGAATTACAGCGGCGGCATGACGGGACCAGGTTATCTAATTCGTCGGTTCCGCCTTTCGCCTTCGGTATTACATGGTCAATAGAAAAGGTTTCCCAGGGCTTCAGCGGGTTACGGCAATAGTAGCAATGGCCGTTCGTTTTGTTCCAAACGGCTTGCTTTGTAGCACTCGAAAAGCTATTAGACGATTCGGGTCGGGCTTCAATCGGCGGACGCTTTTTGAAGATAATACCTTTGTCCCAAACGACTTCGTCAATCAACAAAGGGGTCACTTCATTCAATCGGTACTTGAATCCGCAAGCTTCACCGACGGGCCCGCGTAGCCATTTTGTTCGGGCCCCCATTCGTTATTTGCCCCCTTCGCCTTCTTCCTTGCCTTCTTCGTCAAACGAACCGACTTCAATCGCCCGAATCAGTTTGTACCCGTCGGCCGACGGTTCCAGTTTTTCCAGGGCGGCCATTGCTTCGAACGGTCCCTTGACGCCGTCGGGAAGAATCTTCAGGACGCCCGCCATGACCGCTTCGGTCGGGTTCTTCCCGCGGCCCGCGATTGTGTGGACTTCCCCTGAACCGTCTTCGCCGACGTAATCAATGGCCACGCCGAACGGGTCCTTTTCTTCGGGGAAGAAGGCTATGTGGTTGAAGGCGACGGCGTGAATCTTGACGGCCGCGGGTACCTGGTCCCCCGCTTCAGCGGTTGCTTCATGGGACTTGCCAGTCTTCTTCCCCTGGGGAAGGGCCTTCGCCGCCTGGATTATCTCGACCTTCCCCGCCTTGTGGTCGAACTTGAAGTCCATTGCCGATTGCGGGGTCCCGATTGTGGCGTACAATGCCCCGTGTGGTTGCTTCAGAAGATTGACCAGGCGGAAGATTTCGTACTGGTCAACCCTGGAAGTGAACTGGACCTTGATTAGAAGGTTCCCGTCGCTGTCGAACGCCAGGGCTTGCTTCAGGTCGGCGATTGACGGGAAGGTGATTTCGACCTTCAGCGGTTGGACCGCTTCGGCCTTCGGCGTCTTCGTGGTTTTGGGTTCGGGCTTTTCTGTGGACTTGTCAGTCTTTGCCATTGCGATAATTCCCCCTTTCGTAAATCAAAAAGAAGCGACCCGCATTTTTGATTTACGGGTCGCGCTTGATTGTTGCGCCGTCGAAGAATCGTGTCAGAAGGTTGTTCAGGAAGGCGGGTACCGAATTGAACCCGCGCTTCGTGGCTTCCAGGTGTAAGTTGTGGTCAACCGTCTTCAGGATTCGCCAGTTCCGAACGACCTTCGCGGGGTCAACCTTCCCCTTTTTATGTGCTGTCGTTGTCATGTTACCCCCCTTTCGTTTTCCAGATTGTAACGCCATTGTGTCGGCAATGTCAAGCCCCGTTTATCAAAACGGAAGGTCAGGTTGTTTCGCCTTCGTCGCGCTTAATTCCTGGGCGGTCTTCCAGGCCGCTTCCAGGTCCGCGATTTCCGACGGGTCCTTGACGCTTACCGCGACGCAAAGTTCGTCCTTCGAAACGGGCGGCTTCAGTTTCAATGACCTGGTCAGAAGGTCGCCGACGTGTTTTATCGGGTCCGTTACCGGCGGCGCGTCCTTCGATACCTTTTCGGTCTTTGAACCCGCCTGTGACTTATCCTGGGCCCGCTGGTCAGGCTTTGGCGCCGGTACCTGGGTCTTCGGTTGCGCCAGGTAATTGTCCAGGCCCTTTTCGACGACTTGCCAGTATTTCCCTTCAAGCCGCTTGAAGGTTTCGACGTCAATCCCGACGCCTTCCATGCTGGCCCCCTGGACCACGGCCAGGACAATCGCGCCGACCTGGGCGGCCATTGTTTGACCTTCGATTGACCGGCGCTTCACGCCTTCCAGGACCAGGGCGTCTTCCAGGGACCGCCCTTTCCAACCGCCCCCGCCGCCGCCCGCCTTCTGTGATACCGGCTTCCCGTCAACGTAAACCTGGTTGATATTTCGGTCGGGTCCGTACTCTGAATCGGGGCGTTCCCGTTCTTCAATGTCGCAAAGGAAGCGGGCCCCGACTTCAAGCTTCAGAATGTATTCCTTCAGGTCCGCATTGAAGACGGTATATTTCCAGGCTTTCCCGCGACCAGGGTCCTTTTCGTCAAGGGAAAGGTTCTTCGCGTTCAGGGTAACAAGGGTCTTCCCCGCGGTCCCGTACCCCTTTTCGGCGGCGGCCTGGGCGACTTCAAGTTGCTGTTTCGGGAATATACTTCCTTGCGCCATGTCACTTCACCCCCGTTGATATAGTCTTCACAATGGAACGGTACGCCCGACAACGCCCGTTCGTACAGCGAATCGCGTCCTGGTATCGGTTCAGGGCGGTTCGCTTCAGGGGCTTTTCACACGACGGGCACGTCCCGAAGTCTTCTTCCGCCTGGAACCGTTTCGGGTCCGGCCGTTTCGGAAGGTCCGTCCGGATAACCTTGACTTCCGGTTCCACTTCTTCCGTTGGGCCGCCTTCCCTTTCGACCATTTCCTTGACAATTAGGACCAGGGTACCCGCCTTTTCTTCGGCCGTTGGTTCAGCGTCAGGACCGAACCGCCGGTCAGCTTCTTCCCTGATTTCGTCGGCCCTTGCGTTCAACGTTGACCGGCCTATGTCGTCAAGGCGGGATAATGCCAGGTCAAAAGCGTTCGGTTCGGCTTTGTCGTCGCCTTCATGGGCCACGGCGGGAACCCCGTCGCATTGGTCCTTCGGGCAATCACGGAAACAATCGGGATAATTCCCCAGGTGTTCAATATCGCAAACGCGGGCTTCCCCTTCAGCGGCCGCTTCCTGGACGGTCGGCATTTTGGAAACGTTGACGAAGGCGGGGCACTCGATAACGCGGTCGGCTTCCGGCCCCGTCAGGGTTTCGTCCTGGTCGGAAGCGAACTTCGGCTTGCCTTCGCATTCCCCGAATTCGTACGCGCAATCGTCGCAAAGGTTCACGGGTTGCGCGTCCTGGTCCGCGGGCTTTTCTTCGGGCTTCGGTACCTTGACCGTCTTCACGGTCTTTGACTTTGGTTTTTGCTGTTTGGACTTGTCTTCCTTTTCGTTACTCATTGATTGATACCCCCTTTTTATTTCGATTCGATTACCTGGTCCGCATTGTGACGACGTGGTCGTCGTAGAATTCGACGCCTGGAATCGGGCGTTCGCCCTTCGTTGACCTGGCATGACTATTCAGAAGCGATTCATTCGGAAGTTTGTATTCGTCCGGAAGAAGCGCGAAGTCAACGACTTTGGCCTTCCAGTTGGTCCGTCCCCCCAGGGTCCCCAGGTCAGTTCGGGTCCGTTCGGGTACCGGCGGCGGGGCCTGGGCGGTTCCTAGTTCCTGGGTATGTTCGCCGGTTCCGGATAAGGTCGCTTCTTCTTTGGCCAGGCGAAGCTTTTCGTCTTCGATACGTTGCGCTTCGGCCGCCTTGCGGCGTTGTTCAGTCCCGAAGTCGTTTACCTGGCCCCTGGTCAATCGGTCGGCTTCCATTACGGGGAACATAATGTCCCCGAATGCCTGGTTGACCAGGTCCAGCTTTGCCTTGAACGGTTCGACGATTTCCGTCTTCCTGGCGAACATGGCCTTCTTACATACGGCGATAATGGCCAGGTCGTTCGTCGCGGGCTTCAGGTCTTCGTTCGTGGATATGACGCGGTCCTTCGCGACCCTATGAAGGGAAGCGGCTTCCTGGTATAACTGAAGCAATTCAGGGACGGGCTTCCCGACCTGGGTTTCAATCGTTACCAGGGCGGTCGGCGTGGTCCCTTCTTCCTGGACGGGTTCGGGTTCCGCTTCTTCAAAGATAGGTTCTTCTGTGCTAACCAGGGGCGGTTGAAGGGCGGACCCTGTGTCTTCCACTTTGCCGACAATCGTTACGGCCTGGGTCGTTTGGTCCGTCAGCTTCGACCCCGCGGGAATGGTTTTGACCTTGTCCCTGAAGGCGGCGATTTCGGATTCGGGAACGTCAATCGCTGTGACGATTGCCGCCTGGACGCGGTTATAAACGGGTACCTGGACCTTGTCGCCGACGGCCAGCGGTTCCGCCGTGAAGTAAGAATAATCCCGTCCCTTCGCTGGAATCCCCGAACTGTCAACGTACTGGACCTTGACGATAAGACGCGGGACTTCCTTCCCCGCGACGGCTTCTTCAGCTTCCTTGATTCGCTTCGCTATGCTTTCGGGCGAATTGACTTCGGCTCCGGCCGCCTGGCGTTCCGCGATACATTGCGGACAACCTTTGGTCAGTTCGAATTCCCCATGCTTACACTTTCCCATTGTCATTTTGTCTTCCTTCCTTTCGGTTATTTGGGGACCCAGGATTCCCCAGGCCCCCATTGTAACGCCTATGTATTGCCCTTGTCAAGTCCGTTTTCATGCTTCCCCCCTTTCGATATTTGATACCCGCGAACCAGGGAAGGCCCCAGGAATTACGCCCTGGGGTCGCTGGTTATGGTTCTATTGATACTTGTCCCTCAGTTCTTCGAATAGCTTCCGAAGTTCTTCCCGTTCCTTGATTTCCTGGTCCTTCAGTTCGTCCCAGGCGTCCCAATCTGTGACTTGCCCTTCGACGGCTTCCTGGACCAGGCGAACCAGTTCGTCGGGCTCGATTGCGTCGAGTTCCCAACATTCGTCCCCGTACTGGTCCATGTATCCCGCCGCCCTGGAATCGGTAATCTTCGTCGGGTTCGGAATCAGGTTGTATTCCTGGACCTGGTCGAAGGTAAGCGCAATCCGCTTGACTTCGATTACCTGGCCCCGCGCTGAATAGGCATTGAAGCGCGTTTGAAGGTCCCTGGTCATATCCAGGCCCGACGGGTCATGGTCGGTCAAGTGAAGAACGACGACCCGTTCGGCGTCTTCGTGGTTATTGCGGAA